ATTTCTTCCGGTGCATTGGTGGCAACCAAATAGCGAATGACGTCGGTCATCACAGGGTCACGGTCCCACCAGCCCTTGGATACTGCAGTGTCATAGACATCTTTCTGCAGCGCTCGCAGCGCCACTTCAGCTTGCAATCTTGGCAACGTCATCGCCGCCATCTTTCCGAAAGGGATGTGTGCCGTGACTGTCGCTTTGGTAACTCCGGGCGGGTTCAATTTGGGTGTGTTCGGTTCCATTGCCTATAGTCGCATTCGCAGGCAAAGTACCAGTCTTCGCAAAAGTTTGAAGAAGAATGCCGGTATCTAGCATGAGCGACCGATTGTGTGCATCACGAGCCATAGCTCTTTGCATCGGCTCAAGAAGCATCTGTGGTTTGGGTGCTAGGTAACTTGCGATCTCGTGCGCTCCGATATAGCACGACAGAATGTTCCGAACCTGCAGTGCCAACTTCCGATTGCGCTCACGCACTGCCCCAAAGGTGTATTCGGTTCTATGCCGAATGTCATATTCAATCTGCTCGACCCGGTTCAAACATACGCGAACCAAAGCATAGTTCATTCGATGACCCTCTGTAGGCGGGACATGATACCGACGCGCTTCTCTTGCGCGTGCACGAGACCATCCCCTTGGTTTCCCCAACCATGCTGACGGTTGATGTCGGACAAGCGCAACAGGTCCGCTCGGTATTCCTTGGCCACACGCTCCACGGGACCGAGGTGCTTGCAATGCAGCAAGTAGGTAGAAGGCCGGGAGCGCATGGCCGGGACCATCGTATTCTTGCCGTTCTTCGTCACAGGCCGACAAGTGTGTGCCCCCACCCCAAAGTTCATTTCAGAGATGCGCTTGGGCGAGAACAGAATGGGCTTGGCATACCATTTGTCATCCGCTGCCCCCATCTTCACTTCATCGTAGAGCTGTCCCTGCGTAGTGGGGAACACATCAGAACACATTTCAAACCCGTGAGGCTTCACGATCGCAACCCGATGCCTTTCATACATCTCCAAAGTGAGCGCAGCCCCACCCGGGAAGTAAATCAATTCATCTGCATCGGCTGTGACCACCCAGTCCGCGTCCGTCCCCTGCCAAGCAGTGTTCTTTAGCTGTTGCGCGAGTTTGTCGTTGATCTTGCCTCCTGTGTTCCAATCCCGCACCTCCGCCCCGTAGGATGAAGCGATTGCGCGCGTGCGGTCCGTGCTGAAACCATCATGAATTATGATCTTCGTGGCGAAGGTCGTATAATGCCGCAGCGTGTAAGGAAGAATCTCCTCTTCGTTGAAGGTGAGAAGATGAACCTGAACTTTCATGACGACCGTTTGCGCAAAGCAATCTGCCAACCTGCCGGCGAGAGTGCTTCAACGTGCCGTTGGTAGCACTGCACGAAGGCGTTGATGGCGGTCTTGGGCTGATCGTAGATGCTGGGCATGACCTTCCAGCCGTAGTCGTCAAAGATCATAATGCCACCCACGCGCAGCACGTCAAAGCCAAGCACTGAGTCTTGCAACACCCCTTTGGAACGATGGTCGCCATCGACATAGAGCATGTGCAACGATTCCCGGCGGAATGCTTTCAAGATGTCAGCCGAGAGCATCTTGTAGATGATGCACCGTTTCGTGTCAGTCCATTGACGAAGCCGCTCCCTTGCCACGCGCTCGTTGTCCGTGCAGTCCACCCCCGCTGCTGCAAGGTCAGCCGACCCCTCCGGCAACCACGGGTCGATACAAGTGTAGGTGGAAGTCTCGTGCGTGAACACGTTCTCCAGCATCCACACAGCACTGTCAGCGCGGAACGTACCTATCTCTCCGCCGTGCACATTGGGTTGACCGACCAAGTGGGCAAGCCATTTGATCCAGTTGGGTCCGTGCGCCCGGCCGCACTCAGACATTCCCTGTTGGGCTTTCAGTGTGTTGATAGAATCGCTCATAAAGGTTTGCATCAGTCCCAATCAAGAGGCGCAACTTCACTAGGTTGTAATCAGTACGGTTCGGCGGAGTCTCCCTCCGATGCCCCGAGCCAATGCCAGCTCGCCCCGGCATTGATTTGATGCCAATCAGCATCCGGGCGTTATCGCAAGGTGGCGCGAAGATGTGCCGGGCAGGAGTGTTGCGCCAAAGCCGCACGTCCAGGAAAGGGGACTTGTCGAAAGCACACTGGCGCAGCACAAACGTGAACCCGCGCTTCGTCACTACAGTTTGACAGAGACTGGCGTGCTTCATGTTACCGTGCTCCCACCACCAGCGATGCGCGACATTGTAGTAGAGCGCGTGTCCCTCACCCACTAACATGGCATCTGTATTGTCCCGCATGGCCCGCACCATCCGTTGCAAGTAGTGTGGCGAATACCAGTCGTCGTCTTCAATGAAAGCTACGGCATCTCCCTTGATAACATTCTTACTGAACGCATGGTAAATCTTGTTGATGAGACTGCTCGGCCCCGCGTATTGCGGACAGTAGAGATACTCCTGTCCCAACGTGGGACGATGTGGTTTAGCGCCATCGTCATACACCAACCACTGGAAGTAGGGGTGCGACTGTCTCGCCATATACTTCTCACACAGCGCAAACGCCTCGGGTCGGCCTCCCGTGGGTGTGAATAGAGTGATGTTCACAGTCTAGCAGGATTTGAGAAATCCATTCTCCATGTGTCCATGCCACAACTCTATTTCTTGTGAGTTGTTGACGCCATCCGTGGGGACAGTGGTAGTGGTCTTAATTGAAGGAGCCAAAGTGGGTTTATCTAAATTCCCGTTGAAGGTCCATATCGGACCCGGCTCTTTGCTCTCCCCTATGTTAATCGTAATCGTTCCTACCCACCAACTGAGACCGGGTTGCCAGATCGTTATCTGCACCGGCTTACCGTCTTTGAATCCGTAGTAGAAGTCACCGGGTTGTTTAAGGTTTTCGTAGTCAGGTTCCACCCTACGAGCCTGACATGATTCCCGGCTGGTTTTGAGTTCAGCGTCGAAGCTCACGGCACTGTTTTCAGGAGGTCCGCTGCCTGAGCCATCGTTGCTTGCAACGCCTTTTGCTGTTCAGCCGTCATCCCACCAATGCTGAAATCATAGGTCTCAACTCCCGTCTTCTTCAACTCAATCTTACTGGCAGTGGAACTGGTCAGAAATGTCTGGCTGGTATATTTGACTCCACCGGGCAGCTCCAATGATTTGGTAGCACAGCCCGCGGCGAGCAGTGTGATTGCGATCAGTAGTGTTGTTTTCATATCAGATGTTTATGGGGTCTGTGACTTCTTTCCACTTATGTTCTTGTCCGCACCAACCCACCGACTGCGAGCACGGGCGGCATCATCGTCTTTAAGACCGGTCTCACGACGCAGCGACTTCTTGATAGCGGAAGCAATCGTACCCTTCTTCCGCTTCTGTCCCTTCTCCTTCTCGCTCACGTTGGCCGGGATCCAAGTGCAACGGCAGTTCGGATGGCGGGGTATCATGCCCCGCGCCTCCGCTATAGTGAGAATGGTACCTTCCAGCGGCGCACACACGGGACACACCCGCTCGTCTCCTGCCGTGCTCCACTCTGCCATCACGCCCAGCTCCTCCACACCCAGCTCCTCGAAGCTGTCCAGCTGACCCTCCGCGTGCGCGTGCATGATTTCAGTGCGCGCAATCGTACGCGCTCGCGCTTCCATCAGCCCCAGCGTGTTCTCAAGATTCTTGGCAATGCGCATCACGCCGTACCCATACGCGAGACCATCGGCCAGCGTGCGTGACATCACAGTCGCCATCGGCCCCGAAATACCACGCAGGCTTTCGTAGGTGCGGGTCATGAGAAGCTTCAGCTTGGACGCTGCTTCCCCTGCACCAAAACTGTCGCGAAGGAACTGCGCTTTGCTGGCCTCGTAAGAGTCTTGCTTGCCGGACAAACCCAGGTCCCGCCGGTGCGTGTCAATCCATGCTCGCACCATGCCTTGCTTGTAGGCGCTCTCAATATACTTGGCGGTCCACGCGTCGGTCCCGTTCTTGACGTTGAGGAAGTTCTTGTTGATGCGGTCGTCCAGCCAGTCCCGGAACTCTGTCACCTTGCGGTCGTCAGTCACAAACGCCCAGCGCCTTGGCTCAGCGTTCAGTTTGAGCTTGGTGGTAAAGTTCTTGTTGAGCCCAAATGCATCCTCCGTAACCAGCAGTTGACGCAGCTCCCGGCGAAACTCTACGAAGCGTTTG